TTGATCATCCATGTGCCAGATGTGACCAGTTGTATCTCCTGCCAATAGAATTGGAGACCCACTTTGATCAGAATAAGAATTCCAGGTCTGATCTGTATCCTCCCAAGCCTGGGCTAAATTTTGCCATTGAGTACCTGATTGTTTGTAAAATAACCCAAGACAAGTGAGTGGGATGCTCCATTTGTAAGTGGCAAATGAGTTTTCGACGAAATTGTAGATTAGCGCGCTGTCCGATCCAGGAGCCACTCCCCCCACCAAAGGATTAGGAGTATTGTTGGAAACGTAAAGCATCCAGCCTTGATTGAGATTGTCATAACGTTGGGCAAAAGTCTGTGCATAATATTTTATGCTAAAATTATTTTCATAATAATCGATTATTGGGATGTCATAACGCTGAACGTTGACTCCATCGCAAGCGATAAGGCCTGTTGAACCAATAGATGTCACCCTTTCATCATATTGTATCGAACCATATGGTGCATTCGTGTTTTTACTGTCATTGACCTTGTCCCAGCGAAAAGGATTTGTGTCATTGCCTGTATAGCGGAAGATCCATGTGCTATTGGTGAAAAACACTACTAAGACGTCCCGCAAGAAATCAGTGGCTAAAATGGAATCTCCAGTAGGAGCCGCTAAAAATCCCCCTTGGCCTGCAATATCAACGCGCCATTTTGTTGGATCTTGAATTGCGCTCCAATAAATAGATTGATTTTGTATATTTCCATCAGAAAGTGTAGGGCGAATTAATAAAAGACGTTGTTTATAGACTTTTACATCTAAAGCGGTGGTTATTGTGGTAGGAGTACCATCAATAGTGATTGTAGGTTGGTTTGCAGTTGTCCCATCAAAAGTGGTAACCCTGTCCTTATTATTTACCATCCATAGCAAAGAAGATGCGCCATCGCTGGGTTGCCAATTTGTCCAATTGAAGAAGTTTGTGATGTTTCCAGTAAAAGTAGGAGGCGAAGTAACTGTACCGAAAGTATTTGTTCCAGGGTCATATAGATAAAGATTTACTGTTGTTGCGACAACTAAAGAAGTTTGAGAAGTCGATTCATTGATCCATCGCATAATTCCCATAACGGGATTGTGGTCTGCTAATGTATCGCCAAATTGGGAATATCCAGCCCGTTTATTGATTGTTCCGCGATTGATGTAACAATTGACTAAGGGCTCAAAAGCATCCGCAGGACGCTGCCAAGGCTGCAAATAGGTGTTGATGCCTGTCTTAAATTCTGAAATCAGGAACGGTTTGAAGCCGCTAGACATTTACACTCCTATGGCCATAACCCAGCAATGTGAGCCGCCAGATCCAGATCGATTGACGGTAACTGTGGTAAGACTGCCAGAAGGAGGAATGTAATGCGTCGCATTGACGTTAGGAGCTAAAGTTAGGGCAAAGATCGCTGTAATAAAGGGAGTGGACCATGTGGCGCTTCCAGATCCGCTAGTTGTATCGACATAAACCCATTGGAATAGGACTCCTCCAGGCAACGTCAAATATCCCTTAGTATTCGCTGTATTTGGAATCGTTGAAGGGCCCGTAAGCCGGATTTTTCCACTACCGTTGTATTCTGTGGAGGCATTTTTAAAGAAAAGCTCCTGATTTGATCCTACAAGAAGGGGGAAAATGTTTGAAACGGTACCAGCGGGAGTCGGCTCAGCAGGCGCATTATCGAAGGTGATTTTTTTATGTGTACCATCTCCATTGCCAGATCCTGTATTAAAGGCGACATGATCAACCGCAAATTGAGTATTGAGTTGCCCGAAATTTGCGAGTAACTGCGCCTGACTATTGGGGATCAGATCGGTTGGCTGCGGAATTGAGGGATTAAAAGTAATAATTACCTCCTTTTCATTTTCGTTATAAGATTAATATAGGGAAATGAACAATTAAATATTCTTGATAAGCGTTTATATGTCATACCTTCTTGGCTCAAAAATCTCATTTCTTCAATTTGTATATCAGTGAATTTTGAAAAACGATTGTTTGATCCTTTTATATTTAACAAACCTTTTTTTATTGCATCTTGAGAATTTTCACTATGCGTTCCCAAAAATAAATGATCTGGATTCACACAAAGTTTATTATCGCAGGAATGGCAAACCAAAAGTCCTTCAGGTATTTCTCCTTTAAATTCTTTATAAGATGATCTATGAGTACTCAAGGTTTTTGATTTCCATCTTGTTTTTCCATATTCCCCACCTTTTAGTCCTTGCCATATCCAGCAATTAGTCTTTTTATCTATTATAATTCCTTTTAAAATTCTGCATCTTAGTGAACAGACTTTTGAAAAAGAATTTCTAATAAACATTTTTCCGCATTGATCGCATTCCCTAGAAAAATGTCTCAAACTATATCTTTTTTGTACTTCCTTTCTTGTATAAACCTTTTTTCTAGCCATTAATCCCTCATTTTATGAAGGATTATATATTAAAATATCTTAATAAACAATCAAAAGCGCGGTACAGACTGCTGACTTGTTAACTGTTCCACAGTTCGCCCTAAAGCGACATTTTCGAATCGCTTAAAGACAGGAAAATATCGATCAAAGTTTTCGGTGTCGCCAGTGTCCTCAAAGCGTTCTAAAGCCGCCCCATAAACGATCACTGGACCCCATTCAGGCTGTAGTGGTGTATCTGTGGCGTCTACAAACGTCGTAGGCTGAATGTAGCCTTGCATCAGGATCTTATATGCCTGATCAGGAACAGGCCTTAAGGTGAATTCATTGTTAAAAAATAGAACTCCTTGAGGGCGATTGCCTGAATATCCCTGATATTTAGCGTAAATGTTGGCCGTAGATGCTGGAGCGACATTAAAAACAGCGGAGTAGGCACCTGTCAGGTAATTAATGGTTCCCGACCCGTCACCCGTCAAAGTCCCATCTCCTGCGTCAGTTAGAAGCTGTTGAGTTCCTGTGGGGTCATCAGCGGCTATAAAAAGCGATCCAATGATCACAGGAGGGTTTTGCAGTCCTCCTGAGAAGTTGGTCGTAACGCCATCGCCTGTTGCTATGTTATCCACAGCATATTGTTGGGGCCAATCTTGGAAGAAAACGTCGGTGTCCTGATAAAAAACCAGGGGAAATCCATCGGCATAGGCACCGGGAGCATCTGTAAAATACCCTCCAGGAAAGGAATACACATCAACTCCTGGCGTGGTTGTAAACGTCAGGTATTGATTTGTGATCTGTTCCTTTAACTCAAATGGCATTGTGTAGACATAATAGTTGTTAAGATAGGCCCCAACTTGGGCATCGCTTAACTGATCCGTGCTGGGAGTACCGGTCACAGCACGGAACTTTGATTTCATGTTTGCAAATGTCCAGCCAGATGTGGATGGGGCTATCGACATGTTATCTCCTTAAGCAATCTTGCGAGGTGTCTTGCAGGAATACAGATATTTCAGCGACTTGACATACATCTCCGGATGTCCGCTTCTGCCTTGGCGATAACCGTACACTTTTTCGGTACAGTTGTTTTCCAGATGTTCAATCACTTCCACGGGCAGATCGTATTCTTGGCCATGAAACAGCGTATAATGCTTAAGCGGATGCGTTTTGCTGTGATAATGAAACATCAATTCTTGGCCAGGATCGCGTCCGTTTAGGAACTGAACCTTGCGCATTTCAGGAATATGCTTCGCTATCACAATGTCTTCTGGCGCCTTAGGCGGAGAAAATCCTTCAGGCGTTTCTTCAAGAAAATTTCTTTCGATGACTTCTTCTGAGGCACCTTTGAATTTACTTTGTGCTTTTAGTCTTGCCATAATTTCCTTTAATTTGTTGTTGCTATGTTTTGAAAAGGTGTATTGAAAGTTTGAAAACCCACAGTCTCAACCGGAGGCTGTCCTGTGAGGATGTTGATGATTCCTCCGGATCTGTAGATGGGGAAGAAAGTCGTATTTATGTTTACAGTAAATGTATTGGCGTCTGGGACAGATTGAATAACGCCAGGAAGGCCATTGATGGGGAGCATCCCAATAACTTGCTGAAACATGACCGAAGTGATGCCAACATCTGCCGATGTAAAGCCATGATCTGGACAGCTAACCAAAGCTTCATTGGCTGTTGTAATATTGGTGATCGTTCGAATTGTGTTTGGCCACTCATTCGGCGACGGTGGTGTCGCTGATGGCGGCACAGCATTGGATGCCATTGCACCTACCTAAGTTATGAGCAACCGGGGCATCCCAGGGATCTGAATCCCTGGGGGTCGGCGTCTGATGTAAAGCAGTTTTACATTCAGACTTGGGCGGCATAGACTAGCTACCATCCCCGTCAATCTGGCGACCGGAAAAGTCCGATCCTAACCATCTAGTTATGGCGGAGGAGAATTCCCCTCCCACCGATTAATAGCTGGTGATGTCTGTATCCAATAACGCTAGGTAATCCCAAACATCATTGGTATTCACCATCAGTGTTGTTCCAAGTGTTAGACCTTCGAATGCCACGTTGTACAACGGTGTGTTGTAAACCTGGAATCCGGTTTGGGTCGTTGGAGGCACGCCAGTAATGATGTTGGCGATACCACCGCTCACATAAGTAGTGAAATTCGTGGTGTCGATGTTGACTGTAAAGCTGGTCGTGCTTGTCACAGACTGAATGACGCCACTCAGGGTATTAATCTGAGTCATGCCAACCACATTGTGGAAAGTGACTGTAGTCACTCCAATGTCAGCAGAAGTGAATGCATGCGTAGCAGTGATGCTAGCATTTGCGGCTTTGCTGATACCCGTGATTGTTAGGTTGGTATTAGTAGCACCCGAAGGCAATCCTGTAAGCGGAACGAATTCAGTTCCAGCAGGTGTAATGTAGGGTGTTATACCATTGGTAGAAATGTAGCTAAGAACGCCTGAGCCTGTCGTATAGGTTGTGATATACGCAGAAGCGTTAGCCATGTCATTCCACCATTCGACGTTTGTTACGCCTGTAACGGTTCCTGATGTTTGAATGGTTTTATTAACCATTCTGAAATAACTAGGAATGAAACCCAAATTAAGATTTTGAGCTACACCGCCAGTTTTAACTGTTAGTTGCCCTTTTTTTACAATAGCCATATTAAGTTCCCCCTTATACGGTTGAAGTTAAGCGGGTGATCCAGTTGTCATTCAAAATCCGTGTTGCAAACGGATATTTGTATCCCACTGTTCCGCGTTGATTTAAGGGGTCAGCTGTACCGGAAGCTCCGAGGGGCTTAACGATAAACTCAGCTTCTTTGGCGCCTAAACGAACCACACCATAGGCTTCTTGGCCCAAGATGAAGGATGAGTAGACGTTAGGTGATGCACCATTGCTAAAGCCATTGGTGTTGAGCAACCAGCGAACGTTGCGTGTAGAACCCCATTCCGCTTCTAGCGCATTCATTGGGTTCGGGTAGTTAGCAACGGAGATAAAGCTGGAGACAGCTTCCAAATCCGCTTGCAGATCTACTGACATGAAACCCCAGTAGGAGCTTCGCACAGGCGATGTACCAAATTTGTTCTCGCCAGGAAGCGGGTTGGTCATGAGGCGTGCGTTGCCTTGTCTTAGGGCAATCACAGCGATCTGAATGTCTTGATCGGTGATCTCAGTTGGCGTGTTACCATTGAGGCCATTTGACGCAGCAATTGTCGATGCTGTTCCGACCATCATGTCGCGGATGAGTGTATCGATTGTAAGACCTAACTGAAGTGAAAGGACTTTTGTCGCTTCATTAAGGACACGATCTTGTACGACGTATTGTACCTGATCAGTTATCGTAACGAAACTTCCATACCATTGGATCTGTGCTTGGAAGTCTGTGACAGAAAGCGAATCTCCTGGAGGAGTTTGTCCATCTGTAAGTGGAACGGTAGCGGCAGTTAATGTGCCATATCTTCTGAAAACCATTTGATTTCCAGAATTCATCGGAATTTGTCGCTTTTGAGCGAACAGGTCGTAAATAAAATACGGCCTTGCCAGCGTTAGTAGGAGTCTATCGAAATAGGTCCGCACTTCTGGAGGCAACTGTGTGGTATTTGTGAGTGCCATAGCCTTACTTAAAGTTAAATCCCTTCAAGGTTACGGCTAGCCATCCGCATGAACTCCTGGTCTGACATCGAAGCGTAGTAATCGGCCTTACTTAAGGCCCCTTGTCCTCCGGCCTGAGACAATGTCCCTGGCTTCTTGGCGTTCTCAACGATACGTTGAGCATTTTCACTGCGCGTCGGTGCGACCTGTTGTTCTTGCAACTGTTTCGCCATTTTACCCAGTTCGTACGCAAACAAAGCCTTGTTGCGCGAACCCTGGATCCCCTCAATGAGATGCGGTTTTTGTTTAACAAGCGGTGATAGATACTTCTCCATCACCTCCGCGTAATCAGGATGCATTTGAGCGACCTGTAACTCCTCAAGCCTTGACTGATACTGCGCTTCCTTCTGTTCCCATTCCCGACGAAGTTCTCCGACGCTTGGCACATCATCTTCCTTCATCCCCTCAAGGAACTTGCGCTCCTGAAGTTGGGCAGCCGGCTGCTGCTGATTCATGTTGGCTCGAAGCATATCCAGTTGGAGTTGATGCTCCCGCTTTTCTGCTTCCCTTTCGGCTTTCATTCGATCGACTTCTTGCGCTAAAGCACGGAAATTTAATTCCTGTTTACTTGGTTCAGGTTCAGCTTGAGGCTGCTCCTGTGTGCCTAAGTCAACGGGATATTCGCTGGCTTCTTGTTGGTAAGAATTCGTATCTGTTTCTTGAACCGCGGCGGCCGGCTCATCAACTGCGCCCGCATAACTTTGCATGTCAATTTCGGCTGACATTCTTTGCTCCTTAAGGGTTAATCATTTGCATGAGGTCACGAAAATGATCCCTGGTTAGGACACCAAAACTTGTAACTTTTGCCCCTGAGCTGCTACACGATCCGACGCGTCGTACGCTTTATCGGACAGCAATGCAGGATCAAGGGGGACATCGTGAGGGGCTGAAAGTTCAGGAACAAACCTGAATTCACCCTTCGCGTTGTCTACGTACCAAACTAAAATTCCCAAAATTGCAGGAGGACGTTCGCGATACGCTGTCATGAACTGCTTAAAAGCGGGCCGACCCAGTCTATTGCTGGCACCCTTGTCTTCTTTGCAGGCATAAACGATGTAAAACGGCTTTACATCAGACTTCATGTGATTGGCGAAGTCTTCCGCCATATCCCAGACATCTTGTGACCATTTCTCGCGTGTCTCACCCAACTCCTGAGGCATTCGTCAATCCCAGTGATAATCTTTGAATTGAGCGTGAATCTTCTTCTCATCGGATCGGCAGCCTTCTTCGGCAGCTTGACCATAAGCAATGGGATCGGCATCGCCTTTGAACTCATGCATGCCTTGGCCCATATTCTCCATGGCGCTGATGTGGTTAAATGGAGGTACCGCAGGCTTTTCTACCTCGTTGCGATACATGCCGTGGCCTTCGTGCATATGATGACTGTGATGCATGTGATGCATCTCATGTCTGACCATGCCTTCGCCTTCATGCATACGATCCTTTACGGATTGGTGTTTCATGTTTTTACCTATTTGTGATGCATTTTCTTAAGGGTTTCGGCCAGACGCGCGCGCTTGCCGATGACCCCTTTTTTCTTTGCAGCCGCCGCTAACTTCTTAGCGGGAATCGGTTTGCCTTTTTTTGCGCCTAGTTCTTTGCGTAATGCGCCAGGGTGCTTAATCGCCCCTTGAATCCATTTTTCCTTTGCCATCTAAACTGCCCGTCCATGTCGTCGTGGATATTGTTTGTTGCTTTCTAGTCGACGTTGATCGTAGTCCCCTGTATCAGCTGGAGGAGGAGGCGATGTGTATCCATAAGGCATTTCTTGCTCCAAAACGCGCTCATCAAGCTGTCGGCTATAAGACTCAGGAACAATCGATCCCAATTCGTGGATGCTGAAACTTTCATTGATGTGAAAACTCATGAAAGACCCCTTCGTTACGTAAACTATTTAAATTAAATTTTACTATGTTTATAGAATTTGATGTATAGATTAAATTTGAAAGTTTACGAAAATGGCTACGCATTACCACGAAACGTTTCTGAAAATGTATGAAATGGGCGCTGAATATGAAGATCCAGCAGCCGATAAGGTGCAGCACCTATTTCGTAGAAAATCGACTCAAGCAGAAGACATGGCAGGAGTGGACAGGTTTTTCTTGCCGGGTAGTTTGTCTAGCCGTACCCGT